ATTTAGAAAGAAAGGTCTTTAGTTCGTCACATGGAGACAATAACATTGGCGCATTGGAACTTATCTCGATTGAGACAAAGTTGGTCAAGTGTGGTGCGGAACTGAGGGAGTTGATGAACGAGGCTCCTTCCCAACTCGGCCCGTTGTACAGTCGTTATAAAGCGATGTACTCAAAGATTCTTGATGAACAAAAGAAAGCTAGGGAAAGGGACAGAAGAAACGAAAAGCAGAGGCGAATTAACCAGATTAAGACGGAAAATGACAGGGTTGACCGCTGTGTTCCGCATTGGGTAACGCTTGGGCTAATCATTATCTTTTGGGTGTTTGTATGGCTAATATCGCAGAGTACGATGCAAAAATCTACTTTTGGGGGATGGTCTTATTCGCCACAGTTAGTTTTATCGCACTCCCTGCCGTTGCCTTTATCTATCTCGATAACAAGATTCTCTCTGAGCAAATGAAGGCAGACAGAAAGAAAACTGAGCAACTGAAACAGAAACTTGAAGAACAACTGAAAGAGGGTAAGAGTGAAAAACCTAGCAACAATACTAATTCTGCTGTCTCTGTTAGGGTGTGAGGAGCGTTGGAGATATTTTTGCCAAGACCCAAAGAACTTCTCAGCAAAGCGCTGCCAAAGACCTGATTGCTTGTTTACTCAGGATTGTCCAGATTACTTAGTCGCACCAATACTTGAAAAACAGGCGCAACAACCACAGCCTGCTGCATCGGAGCCAAAATGAAACATCTTGAAATTAAAAGTGTAGATGACTTAGTAAAACTAATTCAAGTTTGCGTTTGGGCTGTTGTCGTAATAATCTTAATGTTTGTTTTTGGTGGAATCGTTAGTTCGTTCCTTTATTCAATCATATTTGTTGGTCAGCCAATGAAGGCTATGTCTCCAATCGACCAAGCATTTACCAAGATGCTTAACGATATTGTGCTTATCATGGCTAGTTCAATCACAACTATCATCAGTATGTTTGCTGTGAATAAAGCCTCGCAAATGGTGGCAGAAAAGATTGCGCCTACTCTTGGCATACCACCTACAACACCCCCACAGCCCCAAGCCGTAGCACCTAGCGTTACCCAAGTGACTACGGCAACAGGGGTTATGCCTGACTTTAATTGGATGGGAACTGCTCCTGTTCAATTTGATGAAGAATGGAGAGCGCCGCCGCCGCCTACAACAGCGCCAGACCATTTGCACCCAGAGAGAGAAGAAATTGCTCAAGAACGGGCTGCTGCTGAAAGGGAGAAGGAATGAATAGGACTGCTATTACCATTTTGGCAACATTGCTTGTTATATTTGGAATCTACCGCTATGGATTTAGCAGCGGATGGGATAAGAGAGATGCTGAGATGCAAGCTGAGATTGCTCGGTTAAATGAGGAATCTCGTGCCAAAGAACAGAAACTTGCCCAAGACTTAAACAACACATCTTCACAACTGAGAGAGGCTAACGATGTTGTCACTAAAAAACAAACTGATTTGGATGCTGCCATTCGTGCTGGTCGGGTGCGGCTCAACTCCTCAAGTTGCGTACAAGCCGCCACAAGTGCCGCCTCTGCCAGCGGAAATCAAACCGAAGCAAGCGAATCTGAGCGAGAGACTCTCCGACTTATTGCTCAACTCGCAGCAGAAGGGGACAGGGCAATCAACGAACTCAACGCCTGTATCGCAGCCTACAACCAAGTAAGGGACACGATAAATGGTCAACGCTGAACAACTGGCAAAACTCCATATCGGTGCTGAATGGGTTGATGCGCTTAACGAGACTTTCCACAGATTTAATATCGACACTAAGCGCAAGCAAGCCGCATTTATTGGTCAATGCTCACATGAGTGCGGTAACTTCAGAATCTTGGAAGAAAACCTAAACTATCGTGCCGCAACTTTAATGAAACTGTGGCCTAAACGCTTTCCAACTCAAGAGATTGCCAACAGCTACGAGAAAAACCCTAAAAAGATTGCCAACATGGTTTATGCCTCTCGCATGGGAAATCGTGACGAGGCTTCTGGAGATGGGTATCGTTTCCGAGGCCGTGGTTGTATCCAATTGACAGGGCATAGTAACTATTTTCACGCCGGCAAAGCGCTCGGAGTTGACTTCGTGATGGAGCCTGACCTTGTGGCAACTCCTAAGTATGCCGCCCTAACTGCTGGTTGGTTTTGGTCAACCCACAACTGTAACGAGCTTGCAGAGAACGGAACGCCTTTGGACTCGGCTGGAGAATCCACTTGGGCTAACCTAACCAAAAAAATCAATGGCGGGACTATTGGTCAAGCGGATAGGATAAAGCATATCCGTGAGGCTCTAGCCGTTCTCTGATGCTTTCAACGGCTAGGATGTAACCCTGAATAAAGAACTCACGCTCTGTCGGGGTGCACTTTGTCCCGCCCAACATCGTCTCTAGGGCTTTCTGGGCTTGTAGGTAAGTCTGTTTTGTCTGGCTTATCATCTAAGTCCCTGCCAAATATTGCATCCCAACGAGAATTATATTCTTCCTGAGAAACGCTGATTGGGCGTGGTGCGCTGCCTTTACTCATTTGATGCACTCCAAATCGCCATGAGAGCGATAAATATCAATCCAACTATAAGAGCGCCCAAACCAAGAATCGTTACAAGAATCAAGATATTCGTCATACAACTCCCCTATGAGAATCACTCCCAAGACTAAGAAAATCATTTAGCCACCATCACTCTCTGTTGTCTACCTGACTTTCCTACCCTTGTGCCGTTTATCTGAATAAAGCCTTTGTCTAAAAGCGCCTTGTATCTTGCCGTTATCGAGGAATACGGCATAGATGGGAACATCTCTAGAATCTGGTCGCTGATGCAACCAGCCTCGCCAAAGCCTTTAATCGCCTCATAGACGAGCTTTTCGAGCCTTGAGGTGTCAACCTTCTCAGCCGCCTCAAAAGAGGTTTGTGGGTCGTTTTTACGAAACAATTTACCGAAAAATGTGCCAAATTCCATGTGTCTTACTCCGTCTTAAGTTGGCTTGAATTTTCTCAAAAATCTATATCTTCGTCTTTAGGAAAATCGTTTTTTTCTTTGGGTTGGTTCAGATAACACCAACCAGACCAACCACCCTCAACCACGGGAACTTGGTCAATCTTGAGCATTGGCCCGTTCTTTGTCTCGATGACTGAGCCGATTCGCTGATAGCGGTTCTTTTCCTGACCTTCAGAATTTGTGTATTTGCCCACGATTGTGGAGACTTCATATTGTGTTTTAGCCATTGTTTTCTTTCAGCTTGTTAAGTTTCTCGATTTTGTCATTCAGTTCTTTCAGGAACTTTATAACTTCTTCCTCAAGCATTTTGATGTAAACATCATCACGCTCAATCCTTTTAATGAAAATTTGCAGTTCTTCAGGAAGCCTGTTGTCAAAGCTAACGAAATCGCACCATTGTCGACCTGTGCAAGCCATTTGCCATTGCATTTGGGTGATGTACTTGCCTGGCACAGTTTGGGTCAATAAAGTGTCAATATGTGTTGCAGTATTGGGACACTTTATCTCTACCAAACCATCCTCTCCTACAAGTCCATCAGGTGAAGCGCCAGCGTTTTCAATTGTTGGGTGACTAATCATTGCCACTTCGTCAACCAAAACATCAGCTTTACTTTCATAAGCCGCACGAGCTAACGGCTCAGTCTCAGTCCCGTGAGCCATTGCTGCGTTTGTGAAAGACTCTGCCACAGTACCTGTAAGGCGCTCACAGACCAACTGAGCAATGTAGTTATCTCGGCTAGTTGAATAGCCTGTTTTAGTCTTGGCAATCACATCAGCTACTCGGCTTGCGGTTACTTTACCGAGGCGCTGTGCGAACCATTCTGGTGTTCCCTGTTCAATCATTCTTGTATCTCCAAAAATGTTTCTGGTTCCGTATATCCAAATGCGTTGTCTGTACAAAACATTTCTAATTTGTCTTTTAATTTTTCGTTAATAATATCTCTAAGAGTATGATGATTTGCATCTGTCCTTACAGAAATATGCGCCTCAAATACGACTTTGATGGTTTCAAACTTCTTCATGCCAAACTCGCTTTCTTTTCATCTTTAGTTGCAATGATTTTCTTCTGCCAGTTGGCATCAGTCCCACAAGCCTTGTAAGCCGCTGTGTAAGCTGCCTTCAGTTCGTCAGAGTCTTTTGCGTCTTGGATAGCAATCAGGTGGTCAGCCATTGCGCTTGAATCCACAGTTGTCTTTTTAGGTCTGACAGCAGCCTCACCATCGTCATCTTCTGGCGCGATACCGCAAGCCGCCATTAGTGATGCTCTGCGACCATAAGTCAAAGCTGACATAAAACCTTGTGGGTCGTTCTTTTGTGCGGGAAAGAACAAGCAACCACACTCCAACATCTCACCTGATTCGTGGACAAACACAGTCTCAACCATGATGCCATTCTGGTGGTCGTAATTCTTCTGAAGCAAGAAGATGCCATTGTTGTTTAATGCGTCAATCACAGCCTCAACGCAGTTTGAGAGATTTGCGTATTTGCTACGGAAGTGTGGATTAGTTGCAGTCTTGAGTGCAGGGCCAAATTCTTTTTGTGCTTTGACCAAAGCTGTTGCGATGTTTTTCATTTTGCACCCCACACGAAAATGTCCAAGATAACAACAGCGAAAGCCACCAAGCTGACAGCAATCATTACTTTGTCAACGATAGGCATTGTGTCGCTTGGAACTTCTATTGCTGCGCCATTCTCAAGTGTGGCAGGAAACGCCTCATTGAGTGTGCGTGGGAAAGTGCGGGTGGTGTCATTGATTTCCATAATTACTCCTTAAAAGACCTTCGTTGAAGGCATGACTAGATATTACTTGATTCCAGCTTATGTGTGACCATAAAGCCAAAAATAAATCCGATTGCTGTTGTCAAAATGCGACATTCCATTGTCCACTCAGCAGGGTTAAAGCTAACCGAGATGAATGAACCGATGAGATAGAAGAACGCAAGAGTCACAGCGAACGGGAGCAGGGTTAGGGCGATTGTCTTTATCACGGCGTTTTCTCCAACCTTTAGCGATAAACATTATCAAGAGCCTTCAAATTGAGAGTGTCGATTGCGTAATCAATCTCTCGCTGAATTGCATCGTCTTTCTGATACTTTGTATATTGGCGCTCAAAGTCCTCGATGACGCTTTCAGAGAGAAGGTTGTAAATGCAATCTTCAGAATTGATGTAGACATTCCACAAGCTACCTGTGTACTGTTCAAAGTGACACACGAACTTAGCGCTGGAATCGTGGTGGGTGAGGGTAAGAATATCAAACATGGTTTCTCCTTAAAAGACCCTCACAGCGAGGGCATGAATAAATCATAAGACAAAAACAACGCCTTGCAAAAATATTTTTAGTGTGTTGTAAAAACCAAACAGTTTTGTCTCCTTTTTGATACACAATAAATTATGTACTTCCCAAAATGCTTTCCTGACCACAAAACTTATAGAGAATGGGTTGGTTACGCCAAACAAGCAAGAGAGAATGTTTCTCCCTGCGAGGACTGTCTTGTTTCTTATGAACTCAAGATGAAATCGCAGGGTAGATGCGAGAGGAATTGGTTAACAAAAAACTTAGTCATTGGCAGAAAATCACTATCCCAAGGAATGTTTGAATGAAACTTAGAAACGCTCACAAAGACCTACTAAAACGCCTGACCTATGGCCCGAAATCCACAAAGTCTTTTACTCACGGAGACTCAGGAAACAGCCAGCTTGGTGTTCACTTTCAGAGATACCTAGACGAAATGGCGCAACAGGGTCTCGTTGTTGTAATTTCGCAACACGGCGAAGATTTGTGGCATATCACAGAGCATGGCAGAAAGAATCTCGATGCTCCGAAGGTGGCGACAACGAGAAAAATCGTAGCTGGCACGACTGTCGGTGATTACGATGGTAGAGAATTGACTAGGACTTGTCAGCGACCTGGTGCGTATGACTTTCTAGCCTATCCCTCGCTCATGGGTGATGAGCGTATTTACATAGGTGTTTTATGAAAACTTTGATTGGAATCTCACTAGCCTTGGCTTCTTTTGTCGCTCAGGCTCAATTCTCAACTCATACATACATGGTTGGAAACAAAATGGTTACTTGCACGACCACCTGTTCTGGCCCTAATATGTGTACCACGAGCTGTTTCTGATGTATTATTAGAGCGTTGCTGGGGAGCAATGTTCTAGTAAGCCCACAAGGGCAGTCTGCATCGTACTAGCGGTGTCTCCCCACGGCGAAAGCCGAGACTGTCCCTGTGGGCTTTTTTGCTGGGGAGCAAATATGTTGACACAAGAAAGATTGAAAGAGTTGTTTGATTACAACAATGGACAATTGATTAGAAAAACTAATCGTGGTCGTAGTGGTGTAGGAAATAGATGGAAAGCAGGTACTGTTTTAGGATGGGTTGCAGATAATGGTTATATTGAAGGAAGTGTTGATTTCGTAACATACAAAATGCACAGACTTGTTTGGTTGTGGCATAAAGGAAGTTTTCCAAATCTGCATATTGACCACATAGATGGTAATCCTTCAAACAATAGAATAGAAAATTTGAGAGAAGTAACTTGTGCACAAAATATGCAAAATCAAAGGAAACCAAGAATTACTAATAAACTTGGTTATCAGGGTGTGTATCAAGTAAACAACAAATTTCGAGCTACTTTGACAACAAATGGTAAAAACAAACATATCGGATATTTTGATACACCAGAACAAGCTCACAATGCTTATATTATTGAAAAGCGAAAGATTCACAAGTTTTCAACTATTTAAGGAAAAAAATGTCATACGCAGACTATGAGATGAAAATTATTCAATGGGGTGAAAAAAGACAGATTGTCCAAAACTCTACCCCAGAGGCACAAGCCACAAAGACCCAAGAAGAACTCAACGAGCTTATCGAGGCCATTAAATCTGGAGATAGGGCGGCTATGGCTGATGCCTACGGAGACATTCTGGTGACTTTAGTCATGGGCTGCGCCTGTGCGGATTTAGACCTTGTGGAGTGCTTCAAAGGCGCTTATGAGGAAATCAAAGACCGCAAAGGCTATCTTGGGGCTGACGGAATCTTTGTGAAAGAGGTATAATGTTTTGAAACACGGCTAGGTTGGGCCTGATCTCCCAACCGAAAAGGGCACTCCCCCCCTGCCGCTTGTTTCTCTCAGGGAGTTTGCGGAGAGCTTAATGCACTACTACAAGAGAAATCTTGGCGATTACGCCAAAAAAGCTGGTCGCTTGACTATGCTTCAGCACGGAGCGTATACGCTTCTTATTGATTCGTGTTATGACCGTGAAGTTTTTCCAACACTAGAACAAGCGCTTGAATGGACTTGGGCATCGACTGAGGCAGAAATTGAAGCTGTCAAATTCGTACTTAGTCGGTTCTTTACGCTTGATAAAGATGGTCAATATGTTCAAGAAAGAATCCTTGAGGAACTGTTGCACTATCACAAGAACGCTGACATAAACAAACGAATCGCTGACGAAAGAGAAGCGAAGCGTAGAGAAAAACGCACGAACCGTGAACAATCTGTTAACGAAGCTACACCTAACCATAAACCAATAACCATTAACCAAGAACCAATTATTAAAGAAGGTAAACCTTCTTTGTCGGGAAGTGCCTTCCCGCCTTGTCCACATCAAGAAATTTTAAGATTGTGGAAACAGCATTTGCCACACCTAACACAGCCGAGGGTATGGGAAGGAACAAGGGCAAGCCACCTAAAGCAAAGATGGATTCAAGCTGCCAAACCATCGGACTATTCTCCTGATGGTTACCAAACTCAGGATGATGGCATCAGGTGGTGGGATTCATTTTTTGGTTATATCGCTAGAGATACCAAACTTGCGTCAGGGTTTGAATCTAATGGTCGCACTTGGAGACCTGATCTTGAATGGGTAGTTAACGCAACAAATTTTCAAAAAATAATTGATGGAAAGTACGACAAATGACATTTGCTAAAGCCAATAAAACAGAAAAGTTTGATGATGAATATTCCAGATTGCTGTGTAGTGTGCCTGGTTGCGGTAAACGATGGTCTGTCAAGATTGACAAACCTATGTGCAGCTTTCACCAATGGGGTAAGTCTGAACTTCAAGCGCCAAAAACACCGCCTCAAAAACCATATACAGAGGTTGAAGATGTATTTTGATTGGCCCACAAAAGAACATGACTCCAGAAGAATTAGAACACTTCAAGAATTGCGAGAGCCGAGAATGGCTGAACCGCTACGCACAGAAGAAATCGACTCTAGGCTCAAGAAAAGCGCTTGCATGGTGGATGGGCGTATTAGAGGACTTGCGGAGAATCAGAGGCGAGTCCGCTACTTTGGATTTGAGACAACGCATGAACAAACTGAAGGATAAAAAATGACAATTGAACATAGAAGTTATGGGAAGATTATTAAAGAAGAAACATCTGGTCAATATTTCAATAGAAAAAACAAAAGACCAAACAAACCTTTGAGAACTATTAAAGAAATGGCGGAAGAATTTGATGTTTCTCCACAAGTTTTAATTGCAAAAATTAAAAACAGCAACGGGCCAGAATATAGATACAGAACTGGAGGAGGTGGGAGAGTTATGAAAACATGGTATGACCCTGACTCTTTGCGTAAATGGTGGAATGAGTTAAAAAAAAGAACTTGTGACGAACTCGGAGTCTGCCAAAAAATAAACTGTGAGGATTGTCAATGAGATACGCCGCTAGGGTAGACGCAAACCAAATGCAGATTGTTTCTGCTTTGAGGGCGGCTGGCGCTTATGTGTGGATTATTGGGTTACCTGTGGATTTGTTGGTTGGATACAACAACAAGACTTTTTTAGTTGAGGTTAAGACAGATTCAAAGAAAAAACTGACAAAATTACAGACAGAGTTTTTTGAGAAGTGGTGCGGTGGAACTCTCTGCCGCATTGATGGCCCTGAAGCAGCTTTACGAATGATTGGAGTGGTCAAGTGAGATACGAATTAAGAACACCAGAACAAGCAACATCTCTGATGCAATCTCTTTGGCCTAAAGTCAAAGAAGCTATCAAAGGCGGTAAACAGCTATCGCTTGAGATTAAAGAGATAAGCAAAACAAGAGAGCAAGAGCGCCTCTACCATGCAATGATTGGTGACATTGCAAAGCAAGCACAACACATGGGTGCTAAGTGGGATGCAGAGACTTGGAAGCGACTCTTAGTTGATAAATATGTTCGTGAAATTGGTTTGCATAGTCAAATCATGGCAAACCTAGATGGCAACGGATTAGTTCAACTTGGCTTTCAAACCCGCAACTTCACAAAAGAACAAGCAAGCGAGTTTGTTGAATGGCTGTATTCTTGGGGTGCAAATAACGGAATCACTTTTGAGGAAAAATTATGACGGATAAAGAACTTTTAGAACTGGCTTACAAAGCATTTATGAATGGTGCAATTCTTTCGCATGACAAAGATATGTCTAAGCGTTGGAACCCACTAACAGACGATGGTGATGCGCTGCGTTTGGCTGTGAAGTTGGAACAATGCGTGACGGTTGAGGGTCATGGGAGAACCGTAGCAATTTCTGTAACTGGTTTTGAGTGTGAAGAAATCAACCGAGATGACCCCTACGCAGCAACCCGTCGAGCAATTGTTAGAGCAGCAGCAGAAATTGGAAAGGGAATGAAATGAACGACATTTTGATTTTTATTTGTGGCGCTTTGTTTCCGTTGTATCTGAAGATTATGGTTTCCGCTTGTGATGCTGTGATTGCCTACATTGAGAAACAAAAGTGAAGTTTGTCACGAAAGTAAATCGCAATACTGGCATGAATCCGATTGCAAGAGCGATTGCCAAGCAGAAACTCAAAGAATCAATAACAAGCCACAGAATCTCAATATTTCTTTTAGACGATGGTGAAGATGCCTCAAGCGAGATGGTCGCTACTTCACTTCCCGTCTATGCAATGATGACTTGTTTAGAAGAACTCAAGCAGACAGACTCAGTTGAATATAGAAAGCTAAAAAGTGCAGGACACATTCTTTTACGATGCTCAGAATCAGGATTCAAGTGGCAACGAGAGTACACAATCACAATCGACAACGCCCTCGAAATCTGCCAAGAACAATGGACAAAAATCCCACCCCAAACCCTCAACAGGGCGATTAATGCCCTCACTTCAGCTCCTGTTAAGCAGAACTGAAGAAGATGGAGACTGCCTGATTTGGAAATCCACCCTGAACCACAACGGCTATCCGACCATTCGGTTTTCGCAAAAGACTTGGAATGTCAGAACAGTTATCGGGATTCACTACGGAAAGTCAAAGCGCAAAGGGGATGTTTACACAACAATCTGTAAAAACAAACTCTGCTTGGCTGAAGGACACATGAGGGCGGTGAGCCGAAAGGTCTTAGCCGAGAAAATGGACAAGTCTTATGCCTCGAATCCTGTGAGGGCGGCAAAGATTTCAGAAAGCAGCCGTAAACGGGGCAAATTGAGCGTAGAGAAGGCTAATTTAATTCGGTTAAGCCCTGACACCCAGAAAGCACTTGCAGAGCGCTATGGGGTCTCTAAACGGGTCGTGTGGGAGATAAAGCGTGGAATTAGGTGGAAAGACTACAAATCTAACTTTTGGGGTGGTTTATGACGCAAGACGAAATCATTGAGATGGCTAAAGAGGCTGGATGGAACGGCGCCGAAGCGCGATCAGCATTTGACGCACTTAAGGTATTTGCGGAAATCCTTGCTGCGCGCTTAGTTCCTAAAGAGCGTGCGGAGTGTGCTTACCGAGCAGACATTGCTTTGCTTGGCGCTGATCGAGGGCTTGCCAATCGAGTGAATCAAGCAATCCGAACAAGAGGTGAAGCATGACCCAAGATGAAATCATTGAGATGGCTAGACAGGCTGGATGTGGGCATGAGGCACTTGACTTGCGTTGGGTTTGCCCCGAAAACCTTGAAGCCTTTGCCAAGCTGGTGGCAGAAAAAGAAAGAGAGCGCATTTCTCAGAAAATCGCACAACTCCCATTCGGTGATACGGCTCAATCTTTTTCTATCTGGGTAAAAAATGATACCTAAGTTCAAATATTTCCGTTCAAAGAAGCATTTGAAGAATGTTGCGTCTTTGGCCTGTCAGCATTGCGGACTAGAAGGCTCAACCCAAGCGGCTCACTCTAATCGTCTGATACATGGTAAAGGCCGAGGCGTGAAGGCAAGCGATGAGTACACAGCGGCTTTGTGTATCCGATGCCACTTTATCCTTGACCAAGGCTCAAAACTCACAAAAGAGGAACGGATAGATATGTGGGAAAAAGCCCACAGAAAGACGATTGAGAGATTGATAGAGCTTGATTTGTGGCCTGATGAGGTTAAAATTTAACCACCAAGACGCATGGGGATTGGCGTACACGACTGCAGCGTGGCCCATAAAGAGAAACCAGTCCTCATCCGTGTTGGGAATCTGAGCAGTTGCCAACATTTAGGCGGTTTACGGACTGCCTCTTTTTTTGTAGAATGGGCTAAAACCCTGAAAGGCTTATATGAGTGGACTTTTAGCGCCTGCTGCCGAAATTAAAATTGAGATTGAAGAAATCGAGGCAGAAAAGCCCGTTATCGAAGGTCTGACTACCGAATCAAACAAGAAAACCCGTGACACATTGGTTGAGACACAGATGCTCGGCCCTGTCAAGGTTGACGCTCCAAACTCAGAGTTCTGGCGTGGTTTGGCGAATGTATGGCGCATTTCCCCTGACCAAGCCAAGCGCCGCCTGTGCGCTAACTGCGAGTATTTCGATGACCAACCCGAGACTTTAGAGGCGATGGAAGTCGTGCCTCAAGACGAGTTTGACGCTGATGGTGGTGGTCGTGGTTACTGCCATAAGCTGGAATTTATTTGTCACTCCCTTCGTGTGTGCCGCCGTTGGGAAAAAGCCCCTGTAATGTCAGAGGCCGAGGAAGATTAAAAGCGAAACGCCCTAAAGACTGCGAATCTTAGGGCGCTTCTAACATCACAACTGAGAAGGAGTTGGTATGTCTAGCATAGATTCTAAACTGAGCTTAGAGCGTTTGCGTCAAGTCCTACGCTATGAGCCTGAAACTGGTAATTTTTACTGGATTCATAGAGACACAATCAAGAAAAAACTTGGAACAAATGCGTCTATCATCAGGTCGCATGGTTATCTAAATATCTGCATAGATAGCATTTATTACTACACTCATAGGCTTGCATGGTTCTATGTCCATGGTGAGTGGCCTAAAGTCATAGACCATATTGATGGCGATAAGACTAATAATAGGATTGAAAACCTAAGAAGCGTCAGCCAAAAATGCAATGTTGAAAATGTTTTGAAAACAAGAAAACACAACAAAAGTGGAATTCTTGGAGCTGTAAAATCAAAATATGGGTTTTACGCAAGGTTGACAAGCCAAGGAAAACAAATCTATCTTGGACATTACAAAACCGCTGAAGAAGCGCATAATGTATACTTGAAAGCAAAGCGTCAACTACACGAAGGGTGTACGATATGAAGATGACTAAAGCTGGAGCCAAGAAAGTTGGCAAAGTAATGGGCGAATATAAAGCTGGCACTTTGCACTCTGGTAAGGGTGGCCCTGTGGTCAAGAATCCCAAGCAGGGAATTGCTATCGCTTTGAGCGAAGCTAAGAAGGTAATGAAAAAGAAAAAGTGATTCCTAAAAAACTTCACTTTGTCTGGATTGGTGACGAAACCAAGCGCCCAGACCATTGCATAAACACTTGGAAAACCCTTAATCCTGACTACGAGGTCAAGATTTGGGGGAACGATGCCCTTAGAGGGAATAAGTGGTTCAATGCCAAACACATTCAGGAAAGCCGAGAACTCTGCGGAGTGGCTGACTTGATGCGGTACGAAATCCTTTATAACGAAGGTGGAATCACGCTAGACGCTGATTCTGTCTGCCTTTCTCCTTTAGAAGATTGGTTACTAAAGCCTGATGCTTTTGCCCATTGGGAGCAGGAAACCCGTAGGCCTGGCCTAATAAATGTCAGCGTAATGGGGTCTGTTCCTGAAAATCCGTTCTTTGGCGAGTGTATTGAGCGCCTCAGAAAGAAAGAAACCCTAAAAGATAGGGCATGGATTGAGACAGGGCCGATGCACATAACTGAGGTCTATCACGAGACCGAATATCCCCTGACAATCTACCCTTCCCACTATTTCACCAGAGACCATTTTTCTGGTTACAGATATGAGGGAAATGGGCATTGTTTCGCTACCCAATTTTGGGGTTCAACTAGAGGTTATGAAAGGCAAGAGGAATGGAAGATTTAATTGAAAATCGTGATGGCTGGTGGTGGCCCAAGTCTGATGTAGAGGCTTGGAAGTGGATTCCTGTCGAGATGCAAGCTATCCCTGATTTGGTTAAATGGGTTCCGCACCGAGGTCTGGTGATTCACGCTGGTGGAAACTGCGGGGTTTGGTCAAAGATTTACGCCGAGCTTTTCGACAAGGTGGTGACTTTTGAGCCTGACGATGTTAACTTTGAGTGCTTTAAGCGAAATGTCAGCAACGAGAATGTAGAGATTTACAAAGCTGGACTCTCAGACAAAGAGGGTTTTTGCAAGATGGTTGAGGGAGATGGCGAGGCTAACGCTGGTGCGCTCCAGATTGAGGAAACCCAAGAGGGTATCCCGATGATGACCATTGACAGCCTGAATCTCAGCCCTGACCTCATTCAATTGGATGTGGAAGGCTTTGAGGAAAACGCACTCAGAGGGGCAAGAAATACGATTATGCGTAGCCGCCCGATTATCATTATTGAGCAGAAGAAACTAGCCAAAAATGGCATGAATGACGCTGAAATCGCTATAATGATTCAACGAATGGGCTACTTTTTCGCTGAGAGAGTGTGGTCTGATAATGTCTTTATCCCTGTTGAGAAACTAGCATGAAGCGAGGAAACGAATCATTCTCTGGTTACAACAAACCCAAGAGAACACCTAACCACCCAACCAAGAGTCATGCGGTTCTTGCGAAAAGTGGTGACGAGGTGAAACTGATTCGTTTTGGTCAACAGGGTGTTAAAGGCAGTCCAGATGGCTCAAAGAGAAACGAAGCGTTTAAGGCTCGTCATGCCGAGAACATCGCCAAAGGCAAGATGAGTGCTGCTTATTGGGCGAACAAAGTCAAATGGTGATTTATGGACAACTTCTTAGGATTACTAGAAACTGGCGCAACTCTTGGTAGTGGAGCGCTTTCTGGCCTATTGGGGATGCCATATGGACTTTATAAGGGTGTGACAAGCGGAGCTTACGGAACTCCTTTGGCAAACAGAATTGCTGAAGAAGAAGCCCGTAAGTTCATGGAAAGAAACACTTATGTCCCGAGAACTCAAGCGGGGCAAGAAAATCTCCAAGCGATTGCTGGCCTGTTGGAAAAGTCAAAACTTCCACCTGTAATGCCTGAAATCTCTCTTTTGGGGCAAATTCCTCGTCAGGCTTATGCTGCCCAAGCTGAAAGGGCTGGAATGGCTGCTGAGAGGGCTTTAGAGCCTGTTGTGCAGAGAACTTTGGAGCGTGGTGGCAAGGGTGCTCAACTACTTCAGGATTTGAGCCAAGGTTCTATTAGTCCTTTAGATGTTTGGCATGGTTCACCGCATGGCCCATTTACCAGTTTTGACAGAACAAAAATCGGTTCTGGTGAGGGTGCTCAAGCCTATGGTTATGGGCATTACACTGGTGAGGCTCGTGGTACTGGTGAAGGTTATATGAAAAATTTGAGTGACTTTGACATCAAAGTAGATGGAAAGCCATTTAATACTGACGATGTATCTCACTTTGCTGCTATGAGCGTTTGGCAGGCTGGTGGAGATAAGAAGAAGGCTATTGATTCATTGCGAGAGTCAGCTATTAGTTTGAAAAGTCGTAATGTTAAATGGGCTGATGATCTTGCAAAAGAAAACATACAACAAATTGAATATTTAGAAAGTGGTAAACCAGTTCCAAAATATAAAGAAGAATCAAAAGGTTATCTTTACAAAATAGACCTACCAGACGAAGCGGTAGCCCAAATGCTTGATTGGGATAAGCTTTTTAGTGAGCAACCAAAACAAGTGCAAAATGCTTTGAAAAATTCAAACATTGCTGAAATCTGGAAATCTCAGTATGGTTTTGACATTGAAAAAAATAAACCTCAGATGGATTTGGTTTATAAGGCTGTATCAGAGCAGTTAGGCAGTCCTGATGCGGCTTCTCAATACTTTAAGGACTTAGGCATTCCAGGAATCCGTTACTTAGACGAAGGTAGCAGAAATCTTAAAAAAGATTGGACTGTTGAAATTAAAGATTTTGGCAGTTACGACTTTCCATCTTTAGACGAGGCAAAGGCTTTTATGAAAAGCAATCCTCAGTATGAGATGAACTTGATTGAGCCTCAGAAATCAACATCAAACTTTGTAGTATTCCCTGGAAATGAAGATTTACTTAGAATCCTAGAGATAAACGACAAGCCATTAGGACTGTTAGAATAAAGACTTAACAAGATGACCAACGAGCCGAGAGGAATTGGTAAAAATGAAAAAAATAGAGAGCGGAAATTCCGCAAACCTAACTAATAGGGGCAGAGGAAGGCCCAAGGGCAAGCCTAATAAGGCCACAACCGAGTTTAGAGAGACCATTAGCGCTCTGCTATCTAACAACTCGGAAAATGTCGAGAAATGGCTTAAATCGGTTGCAGACGGAGACCCAGCTGTTGACCGCAAACCAGACCCTTATCGAGCATTGGACTTGATGGCAAAACTTGCTGAGTATGCGGCTCCGAAGCTATCAAGGACTGAGCATACTGGCGACTCTGACAAACCCATCGAGTTGAAAGTTTCATGGGCGAAATAGTCATCCCTTACGCCCCAAGAGACCAACAAGCACAAATCCACGACCTAATCGACAGTAAGCGGTTTACAGTCGTGGTGGCGCATCGAAGGATGGGCAAGACTGTCTCTGCGATAAACCACATCATTAAGGATGCTGTCCTGAACCAGAAGGAAGCGCCTCGCTACGCCTATATCGCTCCGACCTATGGACAAGCAAAGCGGGTGGCTTGGGACTATCTGGTTAAGTACTCTACTCCTTTGGGTGGGACTCAGAACATCTCTGAACTGAGGGTTGACTTCTGGGGTAGACGAATCCAGCTTTATGGCTCAGACAATCCAGAGGCGCTACGGGGTCAATACTTTGACGGGGTGATTCTTGACGAGATTGGCGACCAAAACCCAAAGATTTGGACTGACATTATCCGACCCGCACTAGCTGACCGATTGGGATGGTGTTTGTTTATCGGAACACCGAAGGGACACAACCACTTTAAAGACCTGAGAGACAGGGCGGAAACAGAGGATGGTTGGGGGCTTTTGGAGTTTAAGGCTAGTCAGACAGGGGTAATTGCCCAGACAGAGTTAGACGCTGCCAAGTCCGAGATGGGAGAAGATAAGTATTTACAAGAGTTTGAGTGTTCGTTCAACGCTGCCGTAGAGGGGTCTTATTACGGACAGATACTGAACGACCTAGAGACAAAGAATCACATTCAGGGAATCCCGAGGGATGACCTGTGCCGCACGATTACCGCATGGGATCTGGGTATGGGTGACTCGACAGCTATCTGGGTGGCGCAAATAGCTGGTTCAGAGATTCGTCTAGTTGACTACTACGAAAACAACGGGGTTGGTCTGGATAAATATGTTTCTTGGTTACGGGACAACAATTGGGCGAGTGCCGAGCATATCCTTCCCCATGATGTGCAGGTCAGGGAATTAGGGTCTGGAAAGAGCCGTTTAGAGGTTCTTCAGGAAGCAGGGCTAAATGTTCGTATCGCCTCAAGGATGAGCGTAGATGATGGGATTCAGGCTGTTCGCCGCCTTCTACCGAGGTGCTGGTTCAATGTCCCTGCTGTTAAACAAGGGCTTGACTGCCTGAGAAACTACCGCCGTGAGTATGACGAAAAGAGAAAAGTCTTTTATGACCGACCTTTACATGATTGGTCAAGCCACGGCTCTGATGCTTTCCGCTATCTTGCGATTGGACTCGATGAGGGTTCTTCATGGGGTAAATCTATCAACCAACCACCGAAATGGGTAATCTGATGTATTTCTTAAAACAAGGCGATATTGCTGACGCAAAGAAAATAGCCCGAATGGAGCAAACCATTCTTGAGCTTGAAAAGCGGATTGAAATGCTTGAAAATGTGGCGAAACCGCTACAATCGGAGCAACGCCCACGGATGGGCAGACCGCCAAAGGTTAAAGATGAGCCAGCGCAAGATTTGCGGAGTCTACAAGATAACCCACATAGCTAGTGGGAAGTCGTACATCGGCATATCTAAAGACATAAATAGACGATGGGCTGAACATAAAGTCTCAAAGTCTAAAAATAATGGCGGTATTCATGAAGCTATGGAGAAGCATGGGATAGATGCTTTTTCATGGCAAATCATAGAGCAATGTAATGTATCTTTGCTTCAAGATAGAGAAGCACATTGGATTGCTGTGTTTGATACATACAGAAATGGTTACAACTTAACCAGTGGTGGACAATACAATAAGGAAATTTCTTACGAATCTCGCAAAAAGATGAGCAATCGTAAAAAAGGCACTAAGTTGTCTAGCGAAACACTAAAAAAGCTGATTGGTAGAAAACAATCGCAAGAATCTATTGAAAAAAGCCGTTTATCAAGAACAGGCATAAAATTTTCAGAAGAATCTAAGAAAAAAATGTCTGCTGCACATCTTGGTAAAAAGTTGTCACCTGAGACAAAAAAGAAGATTTCAGAAAAAACTAAAGAGGCTTTGATGAACAAAAAGCTCGCTGAAATACAATTTGTGCAAACTATTCAATAGGTTAAAAAATGAGCCAAGACAAACTGAAGTCAATAATCGAATCGGAGATTGATAATTCGATTGGTTTTCTAGAGACTGAGACAACTCAGCAACGCACAGACGCACTATCTTTCTATTTACGACAACCACTTGGCAACGAAGTTGAAGGTAAATCCTCAATCGTTACTGGCGAAGTGGCTGAAGCCGTAGATGGTGCGCTTCCCCCATTAGTCCGAATCTTCTCGTCAAGCGATGAGGTGGTTCGTTTCGACCCTCGTGGCCCACAAGATGAAGCTGGAGCCAAGCAAGCGACTGAATACTGTAACTGGGTGTTCATGCGTGATAACGCTGGTCTCATCATCATGCACGATTGGTTTAAAGACGCTCTACTTCAAAAGGTAGGCGTGGTTAAAGCCTATTGGGAAGATAAAGAAGATGTGACCAAAGAGAAATATCGTGACTTGTCTGATGACGAGTTAGCGATGTTGCTTTCTGATGAGACTATGGAAGTGGTCGAAAAAGAAGTCGTAGAGAATCCAGTTCTAGACCCTGCTGGCAATCCTGTTCTCGACCCGATGGGTCAGCCTGTGATGTATTCGTCAAACAGCGTAACAGTCCAGAAGAAAAAGAAATCAGGCCATGTCGTTGTTGAGAATGTACCGCCTGAAGAATTCCTTATCTCCAAGAGAGCTAAGAAAAGCCCAAAGGATGCGCCTTTCGTTGCTCATCGCCGTTTGATTACTCGTAGTGACTTAATCGCAATGGGCTTTGATAAAGAAATTGTGGATGGGTTACAGGCTTCTAATTCTCTTACTTACTCACCTGAGTACTTAGCCCGTGTCGCACCTGGCGAGAATCCTGACGATGGCATCTCTATTGATGAGTCAATGGAGACAATCGAGGTTTTCGAGTGCTATGTCACAGCCGATATTGATGGTGATGGCATCGCTGAATTGAGACAGGTTTTCTACGCTTCAAACGAGATTTTGAGCGATGAGGAAACTGACTACATTCCTTTCCACTCACTCTGCCCGATTCCTACTCCACACAAGTTCTTTGGCGAATCTCTCGCTGACAGAACAATGGATTTGCAGTTAATCAAGACAACTATCACTCGACAGATTCTTGACAACCTGTATCTGACGAATAACGCCCGTGTGACCGCTGTTGATGGACAAGTTAACTTAGATGACCTTTTAACTGCCACCGCTGGTGGTGTGGTTCGCATTAAGTCTCAAGGCGCTGTTCAGCAATTGGCTGTTCAACCCGTGGCGGCTCAAGCCTTCCCAATGCTTCAATATTTGGATTCAATTCAACAGAAGCGCACAGGTGTTACAGAGGCTTCCCAAGGTCTTGACCCGTCTATTCTTCAGAATGTTACTGCCGCCGCTGTTGCGTCTATGCAACAGTCTGCCGCTGGAAAGATTGAGATGATTGCCAGAATCTTTGCAGAAACTGGCGTTAAGTCGCTGTTCCAAGGGATTTTGCATCTTCTCTGTAAGTACCAAGATAAGCCCCGTATCGTTCGGATGCGTGGTCAATATGTCCAGTTTGACCCTCGTGAGTGGTCGAATCAGTACGATGTTGATATAAATGTCGGCCTCGGTGCTGGTAATCGCCAAGAGCAAATGGCAATGCTGAACATGGTTCTTGCCAAACAAGAGCAAGTGCTTCAGACAATGGGGCCAGCTAATCCTCTGGTTTCGATGGGTCAGTACCGCAATACTCTTGGAAGAATGGTGGAAGCCGCAGGATTTAAGGATTCTGCTGAGTTCTATAAATCCATCACTCCAGAGCTTGACCAACAACTCTCCAACCCACCGCCACAACAGCCACAAATGCCGCCTGAAGTGCAGGCATACATGGCTAAGACCCAAGCGGATATTCAGGCTCAACAAGCCAAGGCTCAAGCTGACATTCAGTTGGCAAGAGAAAAAGCCGCTGCCGAGATTCAGTTAATGCGTGAGAAAGAAGCCGCACGACTCCAGTTTGAGCGAGAGAAATCTGCCGCAGAACTCCAATTGAAACAAGAGGAATTCCTAGCCGAAGCCCAAATGAAAGCCATGAAGGTGGGTGCAGGGATTACTTCTAATGTAGAAATACCAGGGTGAAAATATGGGATGGTTCTCTGACTTTGTAAGCGACCCGATTGGAACTATTGGCGAAACAGGCCAAGGCGCTATTGATGCTGTTTCTGAGGCTGGTAGCGATATTGATGATTTTGTAAATGAAACAATACCAGGCGGATGGGCTACTGTTGCATTAATAACTGCTGGTTACTATTACTCACCAGAATTAGGTGCTTATGTAAGCTCTGATGGCGCAACTACTGTTGCAGCATCTGATGTTGCCGCCGCTGATGCCGCTGGCGCTACAACCGCTGGAACCGCTGGAGCTGGAGCTGGAGCTGGAACGGCTGCGACAGGATTAACTGTTAACAATGTAATAAATGGTATAAGAGGCGGATTGCTCGTAAACGCATTAACTGGTGACCCTCTTGGATTAAATGATACTGGCGGTGGTGGTGGGACTTCTGGGCCGACAGGATTTGCTCAAGTCCCAATTCCTGCTGAATGGAAATCTCCGACCTACACTTACAGCCCTGTCCAGAATGTGACTTTTGAGGACTTATTCCCAGAAATGTCTCTGAAAGGCACTCAATGGCGTGGGATGCAGTTGGCTGAACCAAACATGACATTTAATGAGATGTTTGCCTCTGGGCTTCAAAAAACGCCTATGGGTTCACCTGTGGACATTAACCAAATCGTAGGGGCAATTGTTGGACAAGGCACAAAGAGCTAAAAACCTAATCTCCGATGAGTTTTTTATGGGAGAGATTGAGAAGCTAAAGAACGCAGAACTGGCGGTTATTGTCAATTCTCAGCCTCACAATATTGATGAGCGAGAGGTTGCGTATTTGAAAATAAACGCATTACAATCAGTCATAGCGCATTTTGAATCTATGGCAGCTACGAGCGAGATAGTCAAGAAGCGCTGGAAAATCCTCTAACGAGGCGGTGGCCTACCGTTTAGGCTGACAATTTGGGAATCAAATGAGCGAAAACACGACACCGCAAGGTAGTGGAACGCTGACGGTGGACACAGCCGCAGCAGCATTTCTTGGGATGATGGATGCAGCAGAGGGAGCCGAGAGCCAACCCGAAACTGAAGAAGCGCCACAGGAATATGTTGAGGCCGATGAGCCGCAGTTGGTAGATTCTGAAGAAGCTGAAGAACAGCCTACTCGTACATTCAGGGTGAAAGCCGCTGGAGAGGAGCGAGAAGTAACTGAAACTGAGCTTATTGAGGGCTACCAATTAGGCGCAGATTACACTAAGAAAACCCAAAAACTTGCTGAAGAACGCAAAGCGGTGGAAGCCGAAAAAGCGAAGATTCAGGAAGCTAAAAATTTGAGAGACCAATACGCCCAACGACTGCAAATGATGGAGCAATTTCTCCAGCAACAGAACAAGGGTGAAAATTTGGAAGCGCTAAAGGAAGTCGACCCTATCGGTTATGCCGTGAAGGTGGCTGAACAGGCACAACGAGAGAAACAGTTAGCTATTCTGCAACAAGAACAGCAACGCATTGCACAACAGCAACAAGCGGAGCAATCTGAGCGTTTACAGCAACATCTCGCTGAAGAAAGTCAGAAACTGACTAGCCTAATCCCTGGTTACGGAGACCCTAAGTCTGGCGACCAAATCCGCAAGGATATTCGTGAGTATGCCAAGTCTATCGGTTGGAGTGACCAAGAGCTTGCAAGTTTGTACGACTCTCGCGCTGTTTTGAGTCTGTATCAGGGAATGAAGTACGCCAAACTTCAGAGCAATAAACCCGCAATCGCTAAAAAGGTTGAGGCTGCTCCGAAGATGCTAAAGGCAGGTACATCAGTTCCTCGAAATGCAGAGGCAGAACAGAACAAAAAACTTCACCAGAAGTTGCGTCAATCTGGCAAAGTCCGTGATGCAGCTTTACTCTTTGAAAAATTCTTGTAAGGAATCGAAATGGCTACCTATCAAACCTACCAATCAATCGGCAATCGTGAAGATTTGAGCGATGTTATCTATGATATCTCTCCAACCGACACGCCCCTTCTTAACACTTTGGCTCGTGGCAAAGCTACCGCCGTTTACCATGAGTGGCAAACTGACAGCCTGTCAGCCGCTACTACTGCAAACGCCGCAGTTGAAGGTGCTGACGCTTCTGACGCCACCATGTCTCCCACAACCCGTTTGGGCAACTACACTCAAATCGTTCAGAAAACTATCAAGATTTCTGGCACTTTGGAGTCTGTTGACAAAGCAGGTCGTAAGAGCGAAAAAGCCTACCAATTGAGCAAGGCTTCTGCTGAGTTGAAGCGTGACATCGAAACCATCTTGACTGCCAACCAAGGCCGTTCTGCTGGTGATGCTTCTACTGCTCGCACTATGGGTGCAATGTTGTCTTGGATTAAGACCAACACCAACAAATCGTCTGGTACTACCGCTGGTGCTGACCCCACCACTATCGGTGTGTCTACTCGTACCGATGGCACTCAGCGTGCTTTCACCGAAACCATCTTGAAGGATGTGGTTCAGAAGGTTTATTCTTCTGGCGGCAACCCCAAGATTTTGATGGTTGGCCCATTCCAGAAGCAAGCCGTTTCGTCTTTTGCTGGTATCGCAGCACAGCGTTACATGGCTCCTGGCAACGAACCCACCACCATTATCGGTGCGGCTGATGTGTACATGAGCGACTTCGGTACTATGTCTGTGGTTCCTAACCGCTTCATGCGTACCCGTGACGCTCTGGTGCTTGACCCAGAATACGCAGCAGTTGCTTACTTGCGCCCATTCGCCACAAACGAATTGGCTAAGGCTGGTGACGCAGAGAAAACTCAGATTTTGGCTGAGTTGACTTTGGAAATGCGTAACGAAGCTGCTCACGGCATTGCCGCTGACTTGACCACTTCTTAATCACACGGGGGGCTAATCACCCCCCTTCTTCTATGCGCCACATAGCAACACAAAACGGTAAAGAGACCAATTTCCACGATGTTGATGGAAATCACTTTATCGAGACCAAGCAGGATATTTCTGCGATTCTTGAAAGCAACAAGGCTCAATTTAACGCTATTGATGAACGAGCCAAATGGGGTGAATGGACAAAGATTGCCAGCTTGCCTAATGTTGTGATTGATGACTTGAACAAACAGGGAATCATGCGGGGTTTTGCTGTTGTGGATGAGAAAAGATTTCGGACTTTCTTAAATAACCCTGATAATCGGTTCTTTAGAACTCGACCAGGACAGATATGAAAGTTGCCATTTGCGTACCCTGCCGTGACACAGTTATGACAGGGTTTGCTTTTGACCTAGCGAAACTCTGCGCTTATGAAGGCGTGACAAGATGTGCTAAAGGTGGATCGTTGATGATTTATCAAGTGCCTGGCACTTTGATATTTAACCAACGTGAGCGACTTGCGGAAGAAGCACTCAAAGATGGTGCGGATGCGATTCTTTGGATTGACTCAGATATGAGGTTCCCGAAGGATGCGCTCCAGATTCTTCTATCCCGTAAGTTACCCATTGTTGGGGTCAATGCGACTACTCGCCGATTCCCTGTTTTACCGACCGCTTTGGACTACGACCAAGAAACAAAAGACTTGGTTAAAGTGACGAGCAAGGACAAGACGGGTCTTGAGCAAGTGTTGGGTTTAGGTTTTGGGATGGTTCTTATCAAAAAAGAAGTGTTCCAGAAAGTCGAAAAGCCTTGGTTTTGGTTTGAACAAACCGACAAAGGTGGGACAATTGGGGAAGATATTTACTTTTGTGTGAAAGCGTTTGACAAAGGGTTTAAGACCGTTTTAGACCACGACCTTTCAAAGCACATCAGGCATATCGGAACTTACGAATATGGTTGGGATGATGTATGAGCATAGCGACTTACTCAGATTTGAAAACTAAGGTTGCCTCTTACTTGGCTCGTACAGACTTGACTAGCCAAATCGAGGATTTCGTTCGGTTCGCAGAGTTACGCTTGCGTAGAGAGTTGCGAATCCGACAAATGTTGAAATCTGTCACAACTACCACAACAGGCGGTGATTCAACTGTTGAGCTACCAAGCGACTTTCTAGAGGTTAGAGACTTTTATGTTTCTACCAATCCGATTCAGCCTTTGACTTTCTCTAGCCCTGCTATTTTTAGTCGAAACACAAAGACTACTGAAAGCGGAAAGCCATTAGATTACACAGTCTTGGCTTCAGAGTTTAAGTTGGCTCCTGTGCCTGACTCCACTTATACATTGGAACTGCTTTACTACGCAGCTCCCACATTTATGAGTGACACAAATTCAAGTAATGTGTTCATGGCTAATGCGCCTGATGCGTTACTTTACGCCTCGTTGTTAGAGGCAGAGCCTTATTTGATGAATGATGCTCGAATCCAAACATGGGGTTCTCTGTACGACAGAGCAATCTCCACACTTTCCACATCCGATGAGAGTTCTCAATATTCTGGTGTTCCACTTTCAATGACTTTTGCAACGAGGTAAATCATGGCTGAAATGTCAAATTATCTTGAGAACGCTCTTATCAACGCCACCCTGCGTAATACGAGCTACACAAGCCCAACGACCGTTTATGTGGCGCTTTACACAAGCGACCCAACAGATGCTGATTCTGGTACTGAGTGCTCTGGCACTTCATACGCTCGTCAGGCTGTGACTTTCGGTTCACCTTCTAATGGAGTGTCAACAAACTCAGCCGCTGTTGAGTTTCCTCAAGCTGGTGGCTCATGGGGAACGATTACCCATATCGGTATTCGTGACGCATCGACTTCTGGAAACCTTCTGTATCACACAGCACTAGATGCTTCTAAAACCATTGAAACTGGAGATGTGTTTAAGATTGCAACTGGTTCTCTTAGCGTCACATTGGCGTAATGGCTGACCTGCTCCCACCTTGGTCAATTGACTCGCTTGACAACTTAAAAGCGAGCATTGATAACCTTACCCTAACGCTTGATAGTCCTCTCTATCAAACTTCGGTAACTTTGTGGGATGCGTATGGTTCGGTTAGCGCCTCTGCTACTGTCTCCGCCGCAGGCACAAGAGTTCAATCAGCTTCTGCCTCGATTACAGCCTCAGCAAGCGCCTCATGTTCTGGCACTAGGGTTCAGTATGCAAGCGGTTCAGTAAGCGCCTCTGCAAGCGTTTCCTGTGCCGCCACAAGGGTTCAGCTTGGCGTTGCGTCAATTAACGCAGAAGCAACCGTAACGGCTTTGGGTGGTATTACTGCCGATGGAGCCGCAAGCATTACCTGTGACGCAACCGTAGAGGCCAGCGCTTATGCAATATTTGACTTTTCTGCAAGCATTTCTGGCGATGCTACTGTTGTTTGTAATGGGGTGCGTCTGGGTGATAATTGGTCTGATGTGGCTGTTGGCGATAATACTTGGGATGATGTGTCGCAAAATAACAACACATGGACAGAGATTAGCGTAAGTGGTAACACATGGTCAGATGTTTCAGCTAACTCAAACACATGGGTTGAAGTGTCGCAAAATAACAACACTTGGTTAAGACAGGGATAGTATGCCTACACAAAGAATCGCACTTGGAGAGTGGTTGCCTGACCAGCCTGGTCTAATTGGTGGGATTCAGACTGCCTTAAATTGTTACCCAACGGCTACGGGTTACGGGCCTTTTCCGTCTGAGGCTGACTTTTCTGCCGCCGCTGACGAGAATCTTTTAACCCTTGCCTACATAAAAGACCAATCTGCGACCATTAAATTGTTTGCGGCTGGTAACTCAAAAATCTATACGGTTGATTCTGTTGGTGCTTTGACGCCTGTTTGGTATACCACGGGAACTTATGCTCAGAGTGGAACGACAACTTTAACGGTTACGGCTATTGGACACGGTTGGAAAACTGGTGATTCTGTTTATCTGAATTTCACGAGTGGAACTGCGGTAGATGGTCAGTTTACGATTACAAAGTTAACCGCTGACACTTTTACAGTTACGACAACTTCTGCCACAACAACTGGTAATGTGCGAATCTCTGCGTCTATTGATGGATTCAATACGCCAGCAAATCAGCGGATTCGTTTTACAAGGTTTGGTAATCGAGTGATTGCCGCTAACTTTGGTGACCGCCTTCAGTCTTATGTAGCTGATGCAAGCAACTCGTTTAAGAATCTTTCAGACGATGCGCCTGTTGCAAAGTTCATTACTGTCGTGCGTGATTTTGTTGTTTGTGCGAATATTGATGATGGTTCAACTGGCCCGTTTAAGGTTCAATGGTCTGGTTTAAATGACGAGACTACTTGGACTTCTAGCCAAATCACGCAGTCTGACTACCAAGTAATCCCTGATGGTGGGCATATTACTGGTATCCGAGGCGGTGAGTATGGTCTTATCTTGATGGAAAAAGCAATCCATCGAATGAGCTATATCGGCACTCCTTTGATTTTCCAGTTTGACAACATCAGCCGAGAAAAAGGCTGTATCGCCTCTGGTTCTGTTACGCAGTACCAAGGTCTGACTTTCTTTTTGTCTGATGATGGTTTCTATATGTGCGATGGTCAGCAAGTCCTGCCAATCGGTGCGGAAAAGGTTGACCGTTTCTTCTTTAGTGATGCTGACCCAGACTTCACCACAATGTCGGCTGCTGTTGACCCAATCCGCAAGTTGGTGATGTGGAACTACAAGAGCCGATTTGCAGAGCGTAAACTCATTGTTTACAGCTTCACGACTAAAAAGTGGTCTGTGATGATGGCGAATTCTGACTATATTTCAGACGCCACAACTGCCTCTGTTACTCTTGAGGAATTGGATAGTATCAGCGCCTCGATTGATGCTTTGACCGTGGCATTGGACTCAAATCTGTTCGCTGGTGGTAAATACTTCTTGGGTGGCACTTCTGGAACTAAGGTTGTGACATTCAACGGAGCCAATAAATCAGCGACTATTGAGACAGGTGACATTTCAACTGGCGGTCGTTCTTTGGTTACATTGGCTCGACCACAAGTTGATAACGGTTCTGCTACGGTGGCGCTATCTTCACGCACATTGCTTAACGAGGGTGTGACTTTTGGAACTGCGACTGCCGCTGATTCGGATAACCGTGTGTCTTTGAGAGGCTCTGGGAATTACCACAGGATTCAAGTTAATCCTACTGGTGACAACTGGCGCATGGCTGTTGCCGTGGATATTGATGTTCAGCCTCAAGGGGTTCGATAATGTTTCGCCAACTTCCCGTATTTGGAGCTGACCCGAGGGTTATAGCCACAATCCTCAACGGGATTATTAACGGGAAAACCAATAATCATGGGACTGTAACGCTTGCCACAGGCAACGCCACGACCACAACGATTTATGACGAGCGAATCAGTCCTTACACAAAGATTCTATTGGTTCCTTTTTCTGACGCAGCCGAAGCAGATTCAGCGCCTTATGGGGCTTTTCAGGACTCTACCGACCAAACTGCGGCTAATACGACAACAGCTTATTCAATTACTTTTGACACGACAGACTACTCAAATGGTGTTTATCTGTCTAACAGTTCTCGGATAAATGTCAGGAATTACGGTATTTATAACCTTCAGTTCTCAATTCAACTGAAAAATACCACAAACGACACTCAGGATGTAGATATTTGGTTTTCAAAGAATGGGACAAATATTGACAAATCTAATAGTCGATTCAGTCTGCCTGCTCGTAAGAGTTCTGGTGACCCATCTCACTTAATCGCTGCGCTTAACTTCTATGCTGAACTTCAGGCTGGTGATTATGTGGAGTTGAAATGGCGAGTTTCTGATATTGGTGTAAGTGTTGAGCAATATGGAACTTCCACAAGTCCAGACCGACCAACTGTTCCATCGGCTATTTTTACAGTTCAGTATGTCGCTCCGTCTGCGTCTACGAATGTGTATGTCAGCGCCCAGACTAAGGGAAGTGCGACCTTAACCCACTTTGCGAACTCAACTTCAGACAAAACTTATGCTTACATTTTGGTAGGCTAATGTATATAATGACTCCGTGGATGACCCGCCTCGGAGTCCTTTGAAAGAAAGGTGCTTTTATGGCAGTCGAAACCGCAACAACATCATCCACCACACAGATTGACCCAACCGTTCAGCCGTTCCTAAAGTATGGAATGAATGAGGCTCAACGCCTATACCAAGCTGGCGGCCCAAAATACTTCACAGGTCAAGGTTATGTCGGCCCATCAACGGCTACACAACAGGGTCTAGAGGCTTTAAGAGCACGAGCCGCTGCTGGAAGCCCTTTGACTGCTGCCGCACAGAATCAACTCTACGGCACGATTCAGGGCGATTATCTTGGTGGAAATCCTTTCTTTCAGGGTGCTTTCCAGCCTGCCGCACAAGCCGCCACAAACGCTTTTAATCAAGCGATTGGCAATGTGACATCACAGGCTTCACAAGCGGGTCGATATGGCTCTGGTGCAGTTGGAAACCTTCAGAATCAAGCCGCAACCACATTGGCAAATAGCCTTACTGGAACGGCTGGACAACTAGCATATCAGAATTACGCAGCAGAGCGTGCTCGTCAACAACAGGCAACTTTCGGTGCGCCTCAATTGGCAGAGGCTGATTACACAGACATTAACAAATTGCTGGCGGCAGGTCAGTTTGGTGAGGGATACCAACAGAAGGCTTTGGATGAAGCTAAAGCAAAATTTGCTTATGAGCAGAATCTGCCACAGGCACAACTCCAAACCTATCTGTCAAATATCGGTTTGATTCCAAAAGGTCAGACCACAACAGGACAAACGCCTTTCTACACTAACCCAACTGCCACAAACTTTGGAACTGGTTTATTGGCTGTTTCTTTGCTTGATAAAGCCTCTCCATATGTCAACAATGCTTATAACTGGTTAAGTGGCGGAAGTCAGTTTATACCTGGCTCGGCTGATTTTGTTGGCCCAATGATGCCATAAAGGGAAAAATCATGGCACTATTAGATTCACTTTTCGGACAAGTCCCAAGCTACTACGGTGGCTTATTGGGTGAAGATGAGCTTTCTCGCTTACGCCAACAGGCACAAGAGCAAGGAACTCTGAACACAGCAATGGCGTTACTTCAAGCGGGTGCGCCTAGCCGTACGCCTGGCGGTGGCGCTTTGGCTATCGCTCAAGGTCTGCAACAAGGCCAGAAGGCTTATCGTGAGGCTTTGAACCAAGGCTTGCAAGAAAAGATGGCAGGACTTCAGGTTCAAGATTTGATTCGTAAGCGCCAAGAAGAAGAAGCTGTCCGCAGATTCCTTCCTCAGATTATGCAACCTGGCCAAGTTGAGCAAAACTGGCAATCTCCTGAACAGATTGGTCAATTCTTCCAAACTGGCGCAATGCCGACTCAGCGTGGCCCGTCTACGATTAATCGTGATGCGCTTCAGCAATTGGCATTGGCTTCACCTGAACAGTTCGCAAAAATCTCAACTGGACTTAAAGCGTTTCAGCCTGAATACAAGGCTGTTGGCGATTACTTGTATGAAATTTCTCCCTATGGTGGAGAGGCTAAACAAGTTGCTACTGGTGGTAAAAAAGCACTTCTAACTGGTGAAGAAAGCAATATCGCTTTACGCTTGTTTGGCACAAATGACCCAGAGGCATTAAAAGCAATTCCTGGCTCATCTGATGCTATTGAAAAGGCTTCTATTGCACTTAAAAAGGCTGGAGCTACAAGCATAAATATGCCAACAGGCGAGGAGCGAAAAGCCGCTGTTCTTGCTAATCGTATGAATTTTGGTGTTCAGCAAATGAACCAAGCAATTGGTCAAGACCCATCTGCTGCAATGCCAAATACTGCCGCTGAAGCTGCTAGATTCTTTACTAGAACAGAGTTCATTCCTAATAAGCTAAACACAGAGCAACGACAAATTGTTGAAGGTGCTCAGTTAGATATTTTGGATGCAGCTTTGACTTTGGGAACTGGTGCGGCATACACCCGTGAGCAATTAGAGGGCTATCGTAAATCTTACTTCCCTCAATTAAATGATACTGCTGCAACAGTTAAATCTAAGCAAGACAGATTGCAGAATCTTCTTGAGTCTGCTCAGATTGCCTCTGGCCGTGCTGTTTCAAATATCCCAACAAAGATGCCAAAGCAACCGACAGTTCAGTATCCAGTCACAACCGAAACAAGCGGATTGCCTGATGGTGTGATTGTCCGTAAACGACAGTAAGGGGTAAAAATGCCAACTTATGACATTGTTATTCCAGGTAGAGGCACATACGAAGTTGAGTCAGCAAAGGAGTTGACTGATAAACAAGCGTATGAATATGCCTTGCAACAAGCATCTCAGGAAGGTGTTTCAGATGCTTTATTGCGTGGAACTGGACTTGCCGCAAGAGCTGTAACTCCTACCGCAATAGGTGCAACTATTGGTAGTCTTGCTGGCCCTGTTGGGACTGCGGTCGGCTCAATGGCTGTTCCTGCTGCTGATTTCTTGGGTAATTTGATTAACTCAATTGCCGCAGGAACTGAAAAAGTAACTGGCAAACAAATGCCTCGAATCATGCCAACATCTCAGGCAATACAAAACCTGATGACTATGGCAGGTGTGCCTGGCGCTCCTGAAACTCAAACACCAACAGAAAGAGTTGTAGGTGCTGGTTTAGAAGCCGCTACTGGTGGAGCCGCTCAACTTCCATCACTAATGAAAGCCGCAACATCAGCGGCTGTTCCTACTGTTCAGCGTGAAGTTTCTCGTCAGATGGCTGTTGCGCCTGGTACTCAATCCGTTGTTGCTCCAGTATCTTCAATGACAGCGCAGGGAACTTACGAGGCAACTGGAGACCCTAGAGCTGCTTTGGCGGCTGGAATGACAACCGCAATGCTTGGTGGTGCAAAAACTCTAAAAGCAGAGGCTCCATTGTCTACAACTGCTCTTGAGCGTGTAGCGGAAAGCAAGTATCAACAGCTTGATGCTTCAGGTATTCAATTGAATAACCAAGCATTTACAGGTTCAATGAGCGACATTCAGAAAAGTCTCAGGAATGAAGGATACACGCCAAAAGCATATCCAAAAGTTACTGGAGCTTTAGAGGAACTTACATCTACCGCACAGCCTAAAGATTGGACTGAATTACAGGCATTGCGAAAGATGATTAAGGGCGCACAAGCTAGCATTGACCCAGACGAAAAGCGTTTGGCATCTATCTTGTTAGAAAAATATGACGATTATTTGTTGAGCGTACCGAAAACTGATGTTATTGCTGGTGATGCTAAACAGGTTGGAAAACTTTGGGATGAGGCTAGAGATGCTTATTCTCGAATGAAAAAGTCTGAAGTATTTGAAGATATGTTGTCTACCGCAGAGTTAGACCGCAGCAAGTTTACTCAATCTGGCGCAGAAAATTCTTTGGCTCAACAGTTACGCAATCTTGCAAAGAATGACAAGAAAATGCGTCTGTTTACCAAAGATGAGCAAGAGGCTATTAGAAAAGCTGCAAAGGGCGACACAATGCAGAACTTGATGAAGTTCTATGGTCGTTTTGCTCCTACTGGCCCTGTAAGCGGTTTGTTTACTGGTGGCGCTAGTGCTATTGCTCCTGCAATTGGTATTCCTTTTGCGGCAGGTGCTATTGGCGCTCGTTACGGCGCAACACAAAAGCGCATTGGCTCTATTGAAGATTTGGCAAATTTGATGAGGGCAGGACAGCCACAGCAAATGACAAGTCAACAACTTAGAGCAATTCCAACTGCAACAACAGTTCGTGGCCTTTTATCAATGCCAGAACTAGAGCAAGAACAACGAAATTTAATGGGTATCCAGTAAAGGAAAATCATGCACCACATGGTCTATGTCACAAAAAATGTAGAAAGTGGAAAGTTCTACATTGGAAAACATAGCACTCGTAATCTGAAAGATGGTTACTGTGGTTCTGGTGCGTGGGTAAAAAAATCAAAGGCAAACAGAGATAAGTTAGAAACTAGAGTCTTAAAACATTTTGATAATGAAGATTCTGCTTATGCTTTTGAGTTAGAGGCGATAACAATTTCAAAAAGCGTTTATTCTGACTTGTGCATGAATAAACAGCCAGGTGGTTGGGGTTTGAGATGTAACGAAAAACACCACTATTTTGGTAAAAAATTGGATAATCAGCATAGAGAAAAAATGAAGATTGCTCACTTGAATAAAGTTGAGAAGCGGTCTAGAAAAGTCATGTGTATTGATACTGGTGTCATTTATGACTCGGTGTCAATCGCGGCAAGATTTGGCGTTGGAAAAATCAACTCACGAGTTGAAATTAAAAAATGCTGCATGGGGTTGGTAAATGTTGCCAACAGTCTTAAATGGAAATTCGTTGATTAAGGAAATGCTATGTCTAAGGACAAGATAAGCGATTACAGTACAACAGCCAACTCCAATACTGATATTGGCGGCATAAATGTGGATGAGGGTTGCGCTCCTTCAGGGATTAACGATGCCATTCGCACATTGATGGCTCAGTTAAAGACATGGCAAAGTGGTGGGCAGGATGTTTACATTCACCCTGCTGGTTCTGCTTCTGCTCCTTCTATTACAGCGAATGGAGACACCAACACAGGTATCTTCTTCCCTGCTGCTGATACTGTTGGCATCGCTACTGGTGGAACTGAGAGAGCTAGGGTTGATAGTTCTGGTAACTTAGGTGTAGGTACTACTTCTCCATCTGCACAGCTTCACATTGTCGGCTCTGACACAACAGATCAAGTAATTATCGAAAACACAGACGCTGGTGCTGCTACTGCGCCTGACATTACACTATATCGAAACTCCGCAAGCCCAGCGGCAAACGATGCTTTAGGTCAAATTTTCTTTAAAGGTAACGACAGCGGCGGAACTTCAACAACTTATGCTGGCATTGCGGCATATATTACAGACCCTACAGACACATCTGAATATGCTTTTTTACAGTTTGCTACAACTGGTGCTGGTTCTTTTGCAGAGCGTATGCGTATTACATCAACTGGCGAGGTGCTTGTTGGTGGTGATACTGAAATACATTCTGCCTCTGGAGGCATAACAGTACAGCGTTCAAATGCATCTCCTAGTTTGTATTTGTTCAGAAACGATACTACTGTTGGGACAGGCGATGTTCTTGGTTCACTTGCATACTACGGCAACGACACAACATCAAACACACCAACACAGCTTGTGTATATAAATGCTGTTTCACTTGGCGCTCATGGAGCTGGCGATAACCCTACTGAACTTGCGTTTGGAACTACACCTGACAACACATCTACCGTAACAGAAGCAGTACGAATCAAAGCTGGTGGCGGTCTACAAATCTCACGCACAGATGTAACAGCCCCTGCAACTGGTGACGGTAATGTATTCAGCGGAACTTATACGCCTACGCTGACAAACACAACAAACATTACAGCAAGCACAGCTGTTACTTGTCAATATATGCGTGTGGGCAACACCGTAACTGTTAGTGGTCAAGTTTCTGGCATAACTATGACAGCGGCTGCTGCAACATCTACGGTGCTTAAAATGACACTTCCTATTGCCTCAGCTTTAGGAAGTACCCGTCAAGTTGGTGGAACTGCTGTATTTTATTCATCCGCATCTCGTGGGACTGCTGTTGCCATCTACGGAGATGCAACCAACGATATTGCAGAATTTAACTGGGCTGCTCCAACAACAACTGCATCTCAGGCTTTTACATTTTCATTCACATATTTGGTGCAATAAATGGAACACACACTCACATACTTGACACCGCCTGATGCGGAACACAAACTCATCATCACATTTGATGACGGTACAACCCGTGAGTACACACAAGCAGAGAAAGACCAGTACATCGCTGACTATCCTGACCGTGTTGCTGATGTAGTGGCAATGGGTTGGTAATGATTTGGATTTTTATCCCTCTAGCGTTGCTTATCTTTATCGGATGGGCAATGTTAGACGATGAACAACAATTGAAAGAATAGTAATGGCAACAATTGACGCAACAGACGCTCGTCTGTCTACGCATGAGGAAGTGTGTGCTATGCGCTATGAGTCTATTAACAAGACTCTAGAGCATGGCGAAAAGCGCATGACTAAGATTGAATATCTGCTTTATGCGGTGATGGCTGTTGTGCTGCTCGGCCCTGGTGTCGGGGCTGAGTTCTTCAAGAAACTTCTGGGGATTTGATATTGACCCGATTTCTGCAATGCTCATGCTGTCAAGCGCACTCAAGGGCATACGCTCTTGCTGTGAGATGCTGTCAGAGGGCAAAGCAGAGATTCAGCGAATCAAGAAGGGCGTAGAAGATGCCAAGGCTATCGTCAAGGATGTTTCTGGATTCTTTGGTTGGCTTAAAGGTCTGTTCGGTGGCTCACCTGATGAGCCTGTCAAAGTTGAAGCGAAACCAGTAAAGGCTAAGAAAGATGAATATGTTGATTACATCCCTGATGAAGATGCTGTAATCGACCAATTCATTCGCCATGTTGGAGACTTCTTTAAGGCGCAAGCCTATTTGGTAGCCTATAAAGAGGATTTAGAAAGAAAGGTCTTTAGTTCGTCACATGGAGACAATAACATTGGCGCATTGGAACTTATCTCGATTGAGACAAAGTTGGTCAAGTGTGGTGCGGAACTGAGGGAGTTGA